TCAACAATGACTCCGCGCCGCGGGATCGATGGGAGGCGATGGGCATCAAGACCAAACCCTGGCAGCGCCGACCTGACGGCCCTGTCGTTGTCTGTGGTCAGCTACCGCGCGACACTCAGGTGCAGGACATGGACCACGTGGCATGGTGCCGGCGCACCGTTAACGAATTACGTCGAATGGGCGAGCAGGTCATCTTCCGGCCGCACCCGAGGCAGCAGGACGTATCAATTTACGGCGTGCCGTCACACCTGATCGGCGACGGCAAGATTGGCAAAACACTGGCCGAGGCAAAATGCGTCGTCACGTGGAACTCGACCAGCGCGGTGGACGCGTTGATCCAGGGCGTCCCGGCCATTGCTATGCACCCCAGCTCGGTATCCTACCCAGTCGCCCAGCACGCGCTCGAGGACGTTAAAAACCTGCGCTACCCGTCTCGTCGGCAGTGGCTTGCCGGGCTCGGATATGCGCAATGGACAACGGAGGAGATGCGGTCTGGGTTGCCCTGGGCGCATCTGAACCGCTGACATGGACTTTGACGCGGTCACCGAACGGCACGATCGTATCGCTATTGTTGCTAGTGGCCCAAGCGCCCGAGGTTTCCGCGCTGCGCCGGGCGTAACTGTGATTGCAGTTAACGGCGCGGTAGAGTGGCTGGAGCCCGCACCGGACTATTGGTTTACGCTAGATCCCGGTCATCGCAATCGTAGCCGCATGCGGAATCGCCGAGACGGCGCTGTTTACATCGCGGCGGTACCCGTAGGGTTTGGCACCCAAAAAGCCCCGCTGCCTGTCATGCGACTGCAGGCCCCCGCCGGCGTACGGTACATGCAGCGCATGGCGGGCAACGGGGCTTTGAGTGCGCGCCCGGGGTTGTCAGATGACCCCCGCCGGATCCACACAGGTAACAGCGCGTACGGTGCCCTGGGCCTGGCGTATCTCATGGGCGCCACGCGTATTGCTCTGTTTGGTGTGGACGCCACGCCAGAACGGCGGGTCGAGGGCGGACGCCCAGGCAACCTATCACATCTGCCCGCGTTGTTTGAAAGTGCGTTGCCGCAGCTGCGGGCCGCCGGGGTGACTGTTGTTATGGCCAGTCGCACCAGCCGTATCAGTTGTTTCGATCGCATGTCCCAAAAGCGGGCGACGGCTTGGCTGGCGGAGTGATAACGCGCATAATAGGCGGAGCAGCGAGGTCTGAAAAATGCCGTTGACATTGGTGACGCCCCCAGTAAATCCGATCCTGTCCCTTGAGGATGCCCGCGCACAGCTGCGGGTCGAGGCGTGCGGATCGCCCCCCGAGCACCCGGACGATGCGCTGATCACCGCCCTGATCGGCATGGTGGCGAGTGAGCTGGACGGGGTGGACGGGTGGCTCGGCCGGGCACTCATTGACCAGACCTGGCTGCTGACGCTCGACCAGTTCCCGGGCGCAGCGCGGCGGCATTTTGTGTTTGACTGGTGCGCGGTGCAGGATCGGCTGTACCTACCGCTGACCAGCCCGCAGTACTCTGGCGCCAGCCCCGCGCCGGCCCCAGTCATTGAGCTGTCGTATGTTGACTGCAACGGCGTGACAACCGTGTTGGCGGAGGGCGACGACTACCGAGTTGTTACAGACAGCGACCCAGTGTTTTTAGAGCCCGCGTATGGTACAGCCTGGCCCGCAACGCGCGATATCGCAGGAGCGGTGCGTCTGACGTATGAGGCTGGCTACGGGCCAGATGCCGCAGATATCCCGGGTACGATCATCAATTACGCGCGGTTGCGACTCGGCCAGCTGTACGAATTCCGCGAACTGGTTATTGCGGGCACCATCGTTGCTGAGATCCCGTTTATCCGCGACAGCCTGGAAAACATCCGACTGCGGGGCTTCAAATGAGGGCGGGCCGCCTGCGTCATTTCGTTTCCCTGCAGCAGCGGGTTGAGACGAAAAACGACATGGGTGAGGTGACGTGGGCGTGGGACGAGGTGTGCCAGATCTGGGCGGAGATATCGGGTCTGACCGGTCGCGAGATGATCGCGGCTCAGCAGGTCCAGTCCCAGGTCAGCCACAATATTTTGATCCGGTGGCGGGCGGGCGTTACGGCAAAAATGCGCGTTGTCGAGGTCTGCGAGCCATTGGTGCAGTACGACATTGTGGCCGTGCTGCCAAACGCTCGGCGAACCGAGACGCGGTTGATGTGCCTGACGCGAGACGCGGAAGGCTGGAGGGGTTGAGCATGGCTGTTGAAGGCGTTAAAGAGCTGATGCGCAAATTCGAAAAGCTGGGCGCAGCCGGCCAAACAAAAGTCCTGCGCGCGGCGTGTCGCGGCGCAGGGGCTGTCGTGCGCAAGCAGGCCCGGGCAAACATCCCAGTCGGATCGGAACCGCACCGGCTGCATGATGGCACCCTGGTCACGCCCGGGTTTGCCCGCAAATCAATCGTGGCTCGCGTGTTTGTAAACAAGAGCAAAGGCACGGTTTCAGTAGCCATAGGCGTTCGAGCCAAAGCGTTTTATGCAGTTCAGTTTGTGGAGATCGAGCGGGGCAACTCGCAGTCGCGGGGTAAACCATGGCTACGGCCGGCGTTCGAAACGACTGAGGATCAGCAGCGCGCGCAGTTTGAACGGCGGTTCCGCGAGGTCATAAACAAAGTGGCCCGGTCATGAGTCTGGAGGCGTCGCTGCATGCGTTTCTATCGGGCGATGCGGGGGTATCCGGGTTCGTTTCGGGCCGAGTTTACCCAGGTGTCATTGTGCAGGGTAGCGAACAGCCGTGCCTGGTGTACAATAAACAGGGGCGAGACAGGCAGCAGCTGTTCTGTGGCACTGACGGGCTGATGATGACCCGGGTAGATATTGATTGCTACGCATCCAGCTACCGCCAGTCCGTCAATCTGGCCAACGCAGTCACAGCGGCGCTGCTGGATTTCAGCGGTACGATGTTTGGGACTCGAGTTCCACGGGTATTTTTGGAGAGTGAGTTTGACCTTTCCGATATTGAGCCCGGTCTGTATCGGCAGTCGCAGACGTGGGCCATTTGGCACCGGGAGTTGTGATGAAAGAGATCATTAAAAAGCGGCTGCGGGAACGCTCCACGTATGTCGGCCTGGCGGTACTGCTGGGCCTGGCGGGCGTTACGGTTCCTGCGGACGCATTGCAAACCATCGGCGCCGGCCTGCTCGGGCTCGTCGGTTTAATTGAGACCATGCGGTCGGAAAAGTGAGGGCGGGGCGATGGAAGACGAAGATATTGGTGAGGGCACGATTGGGGGGTTTAAAGTCTACCTCGGGGACGGGGCCAGCCCGGAGGCGTTTACCGTCTGGTGCGAGGTTTTCAATATCCCAGAATTCGGGGAGACCAATGACCTGGTTGAGATCACGTCGTTTTGTAACGGCGGGCGCCGTCGCTATAAACCAGGGCTGTCGGACGGCCTGGAGGTCGAGTTCCAGGGCAACCACATCCCGAACAGCACAATACAGGAAGCGCTTCGGGACCACGTGATTAACAAAGACACGGTGAACCTGCGCATCGATGACGAGAATATCAGCCCGGCCGAGCTGTATGTGCTGAATGTCGCGGCCCTGTCTTGGCGTATTGGCCCCGTTGTGGACGACCGCAATACGTTCATTTTCGGCGTCAAGATCAACTCCATCGAGGTCCCCGCATGAGCTTGATTGATAACGCGGAGGCGCTACTGTCGGCGGCGTCTCTGAACACAGGTACAGCTACGGTAAAGGGCCGCACGGTCCATATTCGCGAGCTGTCCCTGACGGCAAGAGACGAGTTTTCGAAAGCCCTGAAAGAGTCCGGCCAGACCGCTGCGGTCATCGTCGTGGTGCAGCGAGGGGCCGTGAAACCTGATGGCTCCCAGTTGCTCACCGCTGATCAGGCGCGGCAGCTGGGGGAAAAATCAGCGGACTTCGTGCAGGCTCTGGCCACGGAAATTCTGAAATTTTCCGGTCTGGATGACGACGAGGGAAACGACGACGGCTCAACGCTGAACAGCGATTCATCCACCGTCTAGCACTCGCTCTGGGTAAAACTGTCGGTGAGTTAAAGCGGCAGATGAGCCCCCGGGAGTTGCGAGACTGGGAGGGGTACGCGGCGGTTGAGCCATTTGGTCATATGCGGGATAACATGCACGCGGGAATGATTGCCTCGGCCATCCTCAACCAGCACCGCAAGCGGGGCACCCGGGCATTGACCTATGAGGATTTTTTGCTGATCCCGACTCGCGAGAAATTCCGAAACAACACCAAACGATTCTTTGCGGGCCTGAAGGCCCTGGCCAAACGAGGAGGCGACCGTGGCGGATCTGGCTAGACTGGTTGTCCGACTTGAGGCCGAGAGTCTCAAATATCAGAAAGAGCTGGACAAGTCCCAGAAAAAGCTGTCGCGCTTCGAGCGCATGGCAAATAAGTCTGCAGGCGGCATTGGCAAGGCGGCGAAGGCTGGGGCCATCGCAGTTGGGGTTGCCAGCGTGGCCGCTGTTGCCGGATTTGCAATGGTCATAAACAAGCAGCGGGACCTCATCGACAAGCAAGCCAAAGCGGCCCAGCAACTCGACACTACCTACGCCAGTATGGCCAATTTGAAACGGGCGGGGGAACTCGGCGGCATCGGCATGGAAAAGATCACTACTGCCTCCCGTCAGCTCAACGTCAATATCGGCGAGGCCATAGCTGGCACGACAGCGCAGGCCGATGCTTTCGCGCGGCTCGGGCTGGACGCTCAGAAAGTTTTTGACGTTCCGCTGGACCAGCGCATTTCGATGATCAATAAGGCGCTACGCGAAAACGTGCAGGCGTCTGAGCGGGCCTCCGTCGCAGCCGATATTTTCGGCGCGAAAAATGCCAAAGCCTTGCAGCAACTCGACCCTGACACAATTGCCGAAGCAGCCCGCCAGGTTCAGATTTTTGGCCTGAATCTCACCGATGTGGACTCCACAAAAGTCGAAATGGCGAACGATGCTTTTTCAACTTTCGGCCTGTTGCTTGACGGCATCCAAAAACAAATGACCGTGCAGTTCGCCCCGATCCTGAAAGCCGTTGGGGATGAATTCTTGCGTTCCGCAGACGAGGCCGGGGGGCTCGGTAACGTCGTGGAGCGCGCCGTCGGGGTCATCGTTAACGGGCTATCCATCGTCCTGAACGTCGGGTCGGCGATCGGCCGCGTGTTCACAATCACGAAGGAGCTGATCGTCGGCACCGTGGCTACCGGGCTGGCGCAGCTGCAGCGATTGGAGGCCAAAGCCAACGAAATTTTGGCAATGCTGCCCGATTTTCTTGGCGGGGCCGAGTTTGAGCAGAACGCCAAAGAAGTGGGGGATCTGGCGGAGGCCAATTTTGTCCGGGCGGAGCTGGCGGCGAAAAGGATTACCGACGCGTTAAATGAGCCCTTGGCGGGCGATAAATTTAAAGCATTTTTTGCGAGGGCCCAGGCAGCCGCCAACACAGCCGCTGCGGCGGTCGTGGCTGGGCGGAAAGCTGCGCTCGCTACCGGCGGTGCGGGTACCAGCACGGTGGATGCGGCGGCCACGAAGACACGTGATGCCGCGATTAAGTCGCTCCAGAACATGGCCCAGCAACTCCGCCAGCAGGCGGAAACTACTGGGCTGAGCGAGGTTGCCACGATCAAGTACCGCATCGCTCAGGGCGACCTGGCCGAAACGCTGCGAGACGCAGGGGCGGCAGGACAGCAATACGCGGATCAGCTCGTCAGTATTACCGAGCGGCTGCAGTCGGTGCGGCTCGACTCGGAAAGCGTGGCGAAAGAGCTGGCGATGATCACTGCGGAGATTGAGGAAGGCCGTGCAGTATTCGAGGCGACCC